CAGCCACGTTTCCGTTGTTTGTCGCTTTGGGGTGATAAGCCGCCGCCGCATCACTACGCCGTTTCTGATCCTCATAGTTCTCTGCATAGTTGATAGGCTGGCCCGATACCGCGTCTATAGCTGTGTTTGCCGCCGCTCTGGCTTCATCACCAAAGCTAAAAAGACCAGTATCTACAGCGGATCGCACACCAGCCCCTATAGATCGCAAATCCTGAGCATTGCCACTTGGCACAACACCACGGGCGCTTGTTAAAAAGCGCTCATATAGGCTTGGCTCATAGGCTTGCATAGTGCCATAGGTTTCACGCTCAAATGGGGTTTGTTCGTAAGTTGAATTGGCACCCTCCATATTTGCGCCTTCCGAGACGGCAGAACTGGAGGATTCCTCGGCCATACGGCGGCGCGCTCGGGCAATCGCTAAGGCTTTTTTTTGTTCTGGCGTCATTTGAACAATGCCCTTTCTTCGGGTGTCATATATTTCAACAACTCAGGATCAACACCGTCTGACAAATCAGAGTCGGTGTCTGGCGGCGGCGGCGCATTATATAGTTCAGCCTGTTTGGCAATCCTATCCTGATTGACATCGTACTCTTCAGCCAATCCTCGATAGTAATTTACTTCATTGTTGTAGTTTTTTGCTTGTGCATTGAAAAGCTCTCCCGCTTTTTGGATAAAGTCTTTCCTTTGCGTCCCTGTAAGGCGCTCACCACTAAGAATGCGGTTAAATTGACCTCTAATACGTTCATCGACGCCAGCCGCGTTCTGTGCCGTTGCAAACTCCCCCTCACGCACCACAGAACCCGGATCAAGAAGCTTCATGTAATTAAATATGAGCGCGAGGTCGCCCGCAGGTGACGGGCTTCCAGAAGTTGCTGTGATACGATCAAAGCTATCGCGCACCTTTCCAAAATCTTTTGGCACGGTGCCGCCTCTAAATTCTTTTCGGAGCTTGGATTCTTGATCAAAAGGGTCTTCTTCTACGTCCGTCACATTCGGGTAAACGGTTTCACCAGTATCTTGGAACCGAGGGACACCATTCCTGTCTTTTATAATTTTTTGCTCCGGTGCAAAACCATCAACAGGATCAAAAGAGTTTGTTTCACGATTCCACACTGCTGATTTACCATTGATATTGACAACCTTTGGTGGCTTTGAGGCTGCTGCCGCTGCTGCCCTCTTTGCCGCCCGCATTTCCGCTTGTTCGCTCATCTTTTTTTGCAAGAGCATCGACATAGCGTTTTGCTGGCCTCGGTTTAAATACTCATTCGAAGACGCCCCCAGAAGATCACCAAAAGACGCGCCTCTATCGTTTTGGACAAGTTGATTAAACACATCGGTCGCTTTATCAGACTCCGCTTTGTGCTGCTTGTCATATTTCCGCTGTAACAAGGCTCCCAGAACGCTATTTGCCGCTGAATTAAGGCCAGAAGCAATATTCGTCGGAGCCGCATTTGCACCACGCTGTTGCATGATCTGAGCTTGTTTTCGTTGTTGTTGAAGTTGATCATATGTCAGGCCAGTATTGCCGCCAAAAATATAACTCATCAGAACCACCCCGCACCGATTGCCGAGCGGCCCAATGTACCACCAAGGCCCAAAAGACCGCCGATATTAGCCTGTTTTTGCTGCCAAGCTTTAATATCTTGATTGTACTTATTGGCCACAATTCCGGCGTAATCTGTATTCGCAACTCCCGGCGATGACGTTGACACAAAATTCGGGTCTCGAACTTGACCACCTGAAGCAAACGCCAATATTTCGTTAATCGGTTGCGACCGAGATGCGTAATTCTCGCTAATGCCTTGAGTTCTGGCGTTGTTCTCAAAATTTGCGCGCTGCGCCTCAAGTCCAACCAAACGAGATTGCTCCCCCCCGCCGGCCATAATGGCAGCAAGACGTGCATCGTTCTCATTGCGACCCTGATCGCCCATAGCAGTGCTGTAAGCCTGAGACCCTATGTCGATACCCTGAGAGGCTAAGCGCGCTTCTAGCGCTTCTCTACTGCGATCAAGGACCGGTTGCATCCGGCCAAAAATCGCGTCTTCAACCCGCTGCCGATCCTCTGAAAAATCAGTGTTGTAAGTTGTTCTTAGATCACCAACGCCCTCAGTCGGATTGAAATCTTCGTTTAAAAGATCATCCAATCGTGCCGACTGATCCGCCCCTGTTTGAGCTAAGTTTTCTTGTGTAATACTGTTTTTATCAAGAATTCTTTGCTGCGGTGCGCTCAGAGTTTGTGTCGCCGTATATTTTGGAATCTTATAAGTTTTTCCGCTACTTGGATCACGCCATTTTTGTGTGCCTGTTTGCTTGTATGTAAGTGAGCCGTATGGGGTGCGCTGGTTAACACTCCCCATTGATTGCTGCGCAATCGCGGTTCCTATATTTTGTGCAGTTTGCGCTCCGGCTGTTTTTACCGGATCAGGCGCTTTAGGCGCATTTTTTCCCATTAACTTTTCCTTTCTGGCGAGTCAGGCATCCCAAAGGGGCTTCTAAATCGGCTTTTTCGCCAATTTCTTACATTTATAGTGCCAACGATTTCAGCTTCGCCTTCATCTCTAATATCTGGAATTTTTGTTAAATGCGCTCCGAGTGATTTCCATATTCGGATAACGCGCTTGTTTTTTTCTGAAAACCTACCGCAAACTATTCGACATTTCATTTGCTCAAATGGATAGGCAAATATGATGTTTAAGCGATCACGATTAAGCCATTGCCGATCAGAAGAATAAGCAGAAAGTTCTATTGTACCATTGTCAGGCGAATAGTTGTGGTAAACTAAACCAGAGATTAGTCCTTCTTGCGCATTTGCGAAGCCAATTCCGACTGCTGGACCAAAGTGATTTTTTCCTTGCCACAACCCATTTTCAACGAAAGATATAACAGATTTTGAGTGATCAAAAACAGGGACAATAATCTCAGATTGTCCCATGCTACATTCCTTGAATAAAAGTTATATTAATTGAACCCAATCGTGCTTTTAACTTTTCCGTAGAAATTGATGTTATTTGTATCTGTGGAGAAATAGCATATCCACTTCCAGAAACAGACACTAAATCGTTCGATACTTTATATGATCGCTCGGTACTGTCCCCTGCCCAAAGCGCGACATCCCAAAAAGAATAGTCCCAGCGAGCCACCTCATCCGTTGTCTCCACTTGTACACCAGAGGGCGGTGCGTTGAAATTAGACTTATAATCAGCGGCTATAGAAATTTGCGGGTTGATCTCTCCAGCATAAAACCATGTTGATCGAGCCGTTTGCACAATTTTGAACGCACCCTGAGAACCCATATCATCAAACCAAAAACATGCTTTAGCTTCAAATCCGAGATCCCCGTCCATTCCGCCTGAATCGGTAATGTAGACTTTTCCCGAGGCGTCTCCAAAATAAATGTCGCTGCTAAGTGTTCCTAGCGCTGAAATGTACCATCCAGTAAACTTGGTCCAACTGTTAGTCGATGTGTTGATCGCATAACAGTAATCTTTAGCGCTTGAAGGCGATATGATCGCCATATCTTTGCTGTCAGACTTACATATCCGCCAATCCTCACCTTGAGCGGTATTATTAACCTCATCAACCCAATTTCCTTCAATGTTGCGGCTTAAACTATCAAGCTTTAACTGTGATGTATCTTTCTGAATAGCAGCAGAAAGAGGGACAAGTCCCTGCGTGGTCGCAAGTACAATGTCGCCACCAACTTTAAAATAAGTTCCTGCGCCTAAAGGGGTTCCGATTTCATATACCCCAACCAAACCCCAACTATTAAGGTCGGACGGGTTATCACCCGCGTAAATCGCAACCTCGCCAGTGTCAGTCACAAAAACGCAGCGATCATCCAGACCGTCGCCACTATCCGAGGACCATGTTGCTCCGAACAATAGGCTTCCACCATTGTTAAATTGTGCACTCAGGGGGAATTTTGTAGCAACACCGGAAACGCTATTGATACCCAAATACCAAACGTTCATTGAGCCTTTTTGAATGAAAAACTGCCGGCTTCTATATGCCCAAACATAAGATAAGTAATCAGACCCCAACCAATCCGAGTCGGTCCCGCCAGTAATGTTGAGGATAGACCAAGCAGATCCGTTATATTGCTGGGCAACATCTTGCCCATTTACAATTGTGAGAAACGCACCGCCTGCCGTTGTGCTTTCAACGACAGAATATTTTCCGTTGCTTTGACCCGAAATTACAGGAGCGCTTAATACCGTTTGCGATGGCGTGGCTTCATTAAAGCTATAAACCGCATTTTCATCCGATACAAAAAAATCCGCTGTGCTTGCTCCTCGGTACTCAAATATAGACTTAACAGAACCTGGCACAGAAACTCGCCAAGTTGATCCGCCCCGAACCTCAATACCTTCAGCAGTCGGCCAGAAATTTTCTATTTCCACGCAAGCCCCCGGCAAATTACTTGTCATGGGGGTATTGGTGACGAGACCTAATGTTGGCGCTGAAAACGTCTTTCTTTGAGCTTGTGCGGGCTTGTTTGAATCAGTTGAGATTCGGCGATTTGGTCGCAGTCGGGCTGGCGAGATCATGCGATCGCCCTATCGGCTTTTATTGCCTCCATAAATTCGGACTCTGATTGCGCAATTTGGTCATCATAGGGAAGTCCATTTTTTCTAAGGTATCGCCAGACTGTAGACATTATGAGAAGCGGATTTGGGAATAGGGCTGAATCTGAATTTGTTGTGATCTCATATTTGTCACCCTCAACCCAGTTTTTTGTAATGTACTTGGCGGAAGCACCATCAGCAGGCAGATCGGGTGAAAAATTTAAGCTCCCCCCTTCAAGAAAAAAATACGGTGTCTGTGATGGTCTCTTTGCGAGTAATTGCCACATTTGAGGGGATGTGACGTTTCTAAGTGGGGCGTATTGGTCTCCGCCAAGTTCGACGGCACCATTCTCGGTCATTTTTAAAAAGTCATCTGGCAGGATGACCAAACTTAATCCGCCTAAAATATTTAAATCTTTGAACCCTTGTTGCCACTCTGTTCGACTCCATATGTCGCGTCCAGCGTCATTCATGAATGACCGGATTTGTTTCATTTGAAACGTGTTTTGCGAAATTTGAGGGTTTTCTAAATTTATCCCAATTTCATCCAGAATATAAGGCAAAATATCACCAATGCTCATGGCGTCGGCCCCTGTGTTGTAAAGCGTGTGCCGGAAAAGCGAGCCGTTACATCTGCGCTATTAAGGCGATCAATACTTGTATCAAGAAGCTGCTTCGTAACGCCTGCGGCATCAATATTGCTCTTCCACCGAAAAGCCTGCTCCATCAAGGATAGCTGGTAAATTGAAGAATCCAGAGAAAGGAGCCAGTTTGTTTGGTTATCAATCAGCGACGGCAACTTTGCATAGTAGATGATATCATAGCCAGACGTTCCAGTCGTTGCTATAATCTTGCCGCCGGAAATAGCGTATCCTGACACAGATTGCCTAATTACATCTTCAAGAGGAAATTCTTGCGCAATGCTTGTTCCGGAATAAACAACCCGCATTTGCTTGTAATCAGCAGGCAAGTCCGCTTCGTTGTTTGCATCCAAGGTAAGCGTGGCTTTTGTTTCCATTTGCCCAAGTAGCAGCCGATCATTCAAATAAGCTTCCGCAACGCTAGTCAATAAGTCCGCATAGCTCGGAAAATCATTGTATTCCGTCTGCCGTGTCACTTCGGCAATAAGCTCGGTATAGTCAACGATCATACACGGCCCTCCTTGACGCGCCATGCGGCGTTGTCACCATCGTTTAGCCATTTGGAGACGTACTTGCTGTCTCCTTCGTTTTGAGGCCGCGCAAGCTGGTCATAATAGACATTCAGAGGGACTGAGGCTACACGCTCCCATTCTCCACAGCGTTGCCCGCGCAATTCTGCCTGCGCTTCCTTGTTTGACTTCACTGTATGGTCAACCGGATAGTCGGTGCGATATACTGTTTTGGTACCTTCAGTCTTTGACCATACAGTGCGCCCTGTTTGAAAGTCATGATCAACAAGGTCAAAGCCGTTTTCATCTCGGTAGCGCATATCAACCCCCTTTCACATTCATCACCAAGCGATGGTGAGTTCAGCCTTTTTGCCATCAACTATCGATTTTGCCCATTTTTTAGGAAGCTCAATCACCGATCCTGCCTTCAGGCGCTCTCCGGTTTCATAATGCCAATAGTCATGCGTCAAGCGGATAGCTACCTTCTCCTCTTCAGGTGGAGTAGCCGTCTCGACCACTGCGGCTGCTTTAGGTGGCCGTCCTCGTTTTTTCTTTTCTTCCGGCTGTTCTGAGTGAAGTGGTTCTGACAAGTTTTCATCCATTTTCGTTATCCTTTATGAAATAGAAAAAGGGGCGACTGTAATCGCCCCTCTTAGGTTAGGTTGACGCGCTAATACCGCAGACATCGGCAATCACGCCATTTGCAGCCTCATTTTTAACGCACAAAGTCCCTGCACCAAGCAAAACTTTTTTATCCGCGTCACCAGTTTTTGCGACTTTCACTTGCTGAATTTTACGATACCAATCCCAGCTTAGATACTCTGGATCGATGAGGAATACATTGCGGGATAAAGCATCTACGTCTCCATTCGCATTAGGAGTAGTCATGACACGATTTGGAATAACAGTCACTTTACCAAACGGCCCCTCATACATATCAGCATTCGCTACAATTGTATTATTTTTGCCGCTGTTCGCGCTGTAGCGGAAAGACGCCACATTGCTGTCAGACATAAATTCCACAAAAACGCTCTTCACGTATGGAGCGCACACCATTTGCTTTACATTGCCGCCCGACTGATAGCAGCTTTGCATGGTTTCATCCAAAAGAGCCTTTGTGAAAGCGCGCTTTGTACCGTTTGTTGGCGCTACAGTCAGACCGGTACTTTGATCAAACCCACCGTTAGCGCCGCCATCGCCGCGAGATACGTTTGAGGTAAGCCACGTGCTTAGAGACCCGCTATAGCGTGTAGGACCGGACTGCGAAGCATTAGCCGCGACAATAGAGAACTCAACATCTTTTTTAAGTTCAATCCCCTTTTTGAGAAGTTGCTTTTTTAGTCCTTTTTCTGCATCCCCAGCGTTGTTCTCAGCATTTTGATCACCAGACGCCAAAAAGGTTTTCCACATATTTTGGCTATAATTACCCATCCGTGTTGCTGGGTTAATCTCGCCATATGTAAAATCGTCTCCCTCAAGTTGAGCGTTTTGACCGGGAGGCGCAAGAGTCTCGGTTTCCCATTCTGGGTGTGTGCCGTTAATTTTACCAGTGCCGATCAAAGTAAAGATAGGCGTGTCTTCAGGTGTGATACGGCTAACAACATCAGATAGTTGTTCGCGGTTACCCACCGCATCTGTGGTCAAAAACGTATTGGCTTCTTGTACCATTTTCTGTTCCTTTCAAAGAACAATGGCCCGTGCTGATTTAATCGAAGTCGATGTTCATAGCGTCAGCAAGCGAGCCTGATTTTTTAAGGCGCTGCATAGCTTCACGGTTTTTTGTAGAAACAGTCGGCTTGCGTGATTGTACTTTCACACGACCCTTCTTCGGCGTTTCAGCTACGCGGCTTTTGGCATTCCGGCGGTTTTGCTCCGCTTTCTTACCAAGGGCCGCATAATGAAGCGCCAACTTAATCCGGTGATCTTTGGCATTTTCAAGGTCTGCACTTGTAAAGCCTAATTGCTCAGCGGTTTCGGCAACTGATCCCTCAAACGCCGCGCGTTTTTTGGGGTCTTCCAAGTGCGGCATGGCTTCCACCAGTTTTGCATCTTGTTGCGTTTCGTACTGAGCCAATTCTTGCACATAAGCCTCTTGCTTTTGCATATCGATCTGTCCACCAACCCGAGAAAGAGCGTTCAACTCTTGAAGCGCTTGCTCACGCAAAGCTTTTTGATATTGATAATCGCCAGGATTGGACTGAGCCAACTCAAGTGGTGGATCTGCTGGAATTAAGTTTTCTACAAAACCCCGCACTGCATTCAGCGTGGTTTCTGCGTCAGAAATTTGCTTTTCGTACCGAGTGCGCAGGCTTTCAGACTGCTCCCGATCCTCGGCAAGTTTCTGCGTTTTTTCAGTGTAATCAGCCTGTCGGAAATATCCTTTTTTCAGATCTTCCAGCGTGACTTCTTCTCCACCGTCAAGGTGAACAATTACACTGTCATCACCGTCTGAATCCTCGTCCGCTTCATCGTCCTCTTCCGGCTCATCGCCTTCTAGGACTTCAGGATCGTCGGTTTGCTCATCGGTGGTATCGTCGGCTTCAATTCCAGATTCACCTTCGCCAAGGGTATCGCTTTCACGGTCCTCGATTTCAGGGGTTTCTGGTTGTTCGTCACCGTCAACAAAGTTCAAATCGGCATCAGTGATGTCGCTCATAAGTCAGTCTCATTTTTTTGCTGTTATGGTTGATCGCGGCTATCGTCGCGATACACGGCAGAACGGTTGTTCTAGTCCTTGGCATCCACCAAGAGTTTCAATTCCGTCCGCAAGTGTTCTATGACGCTCGCCTTGCTTAGCAATGACAAGCGCTTTGAATCGTTATCGCGATCAGGAGGGCAAAACATTGCCGCTTCCAACTGATCGCGTTCATAGTCTTTAAATATTTTCGTTAAAAGTTCGTCATCCAAAAGAGCTTGTGCGCGTCCGGAATAGTTACCCATTGGTTAGTCCATCCACGGCAGCCTTGCCCAGTTCGAAGTTATGCTCGTTTTCTTGTAACTTTTCTTGTTGGGCGAACTCTTCTTCCTGCATCAGCATCTCTTGAGCCATTTTTTCTCGGTCAAGCTCCCGCTCTTCAGTGTTGGCAATCGTGTTCGCGTCTATTTCTGCTTGCTTAACAACCAAATCGGCATCCATTTGAGCTTTTTCTTTGTCACGATTGGCGGTAATTTTCATTTCCTCTTTCGCCATGTCGTTTTGCAATTTAGCTTGCTGGATTTCGATTTGACCTTGAACCTTCTGCTCTTCAGGTGATGGCTGCTCGGCCTCCTGTGCAAGTCTGGCCTCAATTTCTTGTGGATCAGGGTTCGTGATAAACTGCTCAACCGAACTCAACCCAGCCGTCTCAATCATTTTCGATATTGCGTTGTAAAGCTGGTCTGGCTTGACGTAGGGGTTATCAGCACCAAAGGAAGCTAAGAGCTTTTCTTGCAATTCGAGAACCATGCTTAGCGCGCTCATGTCGCGCTCTTTGGTTCCGCCGCCAAGGCCAATGTTGACCTTGCAATACATTTCTGGGTTCCATGATGACGGTTTAAAATCTTTCCATTCCCCCCGCACCTTCGAGGAAATAACATTTTCATCTTCAAAATGCCCCACAATGAGCCGTAGAAGCCCAGAGAATGCTTTCTTGATGCCTCCTCGGCTAAGGGTGCGCACCATCATCTCAGCCTGTGCTATGCCGCTCTCTGCCGCCAGCATGGCGACACCATTGTTCACGTTAGATATTTGATCCGGTTGAAGCCCGCCAGAAGCGTCACTGATACCCGTACGCTCCTTTGCTACCTCATCCATATAATTCATCATTTCAATTGCTTTCGGAGCAATGAAAGGAACCACGTCATATACACCGATAGCCTCCGCTGGAAGCACTCCTCTTTTGGTGAGAATTGGTTTCATCCATTCGCCATTGAAGGCTTCGGATGGGTTAGCCAATAGTTCAGCACTTACAACTTTTTGCGGGTTATTGACCGCGTAGGTATTATCCAATGCCCCACGAAGCAGAACTGTTTTTACCCGCTGGATTTCAGCTACATCCTCATAAATTGAATGACCGTCAAATTCATGCGGTGATCTTTCCGCAACAACCTCGGCATAAGGCGCTTCAGAAACAAGTTCTTGCCCAAGGATAACATAACCGGCGGCACCCGAACCTTTTTCGGCACCGCGTTCACCGTAAACAACGCGATACAACTCTGCTATCCCGTCATCGTCTAAGTCTATTTTCACGTAGACTTCGTAGACTTCAACGGTCTGTGTTGCCTTCATTGTTTCATATTGATCGGACGTATAATCGCCGGAGACTTCTTCCTGGCCGCTCGACAGGTTATTGCTTTGAGCCAAATCCCCGACTTGTTCTTTGTCGTAGCCCATAGAGATCAATTCGGACCGGGTTGGGAAACTGCGTTCGCCAACAATCACAGCATCCTCAATGCTTGTCGCGCCCTCGCTAATCAGAAAATCGCCGCGATTGATGCACTCAATGCAAGGTTTCGTTTCTTCAACCTTAGTTCGCAACGTCAAAGAATGCCGCATTGCGTCAGGGTACATAAGAAGAACAGTGGGGTCCGTCTCTTCGGTCGTTTCATGCTCAAGAACCTCTGAATCTGAGTCGGTTAACCCAAGCAAGTCAAACTCTGAGATGTTTTCATAAGTGCTAATTTGGCTCTGCGTGTATTGATATGCAGACCATTTTAGAATGCCCGTTTTTATAATAAGCGCATCCATAATCGCATCGTAAATCTCATCCTCGATGCTTTCTTCTGGCATTAGAACGCAATTCACATAATCGGTTGCTTGCTCTGCCATTTCCTCGTCTTCTTGGCTGCGAGGCAAATACTCTACAATCTTTTCACCACCGAAAATCGTCCGCATGATGCTTGGCATCAGCTTTTTGACAATATTACGCAAGTCACGAGAAACGGCCTTTGATCGCCCCCCCTGATTTACGGGGATGTCCTCTGACATATCCCCCCTGTAATAATTCCACGCACGTTCTCTATCGCCAGTGGTCTCTTCCAGATAGGAAGTTGCATCCTTCACAAGCCGATGAATATACCGCGTAATATCGCTTTCTTTTATTTTTAGCGCGTCATTATCGCTCATATTTTATTCCTAATAGTATGGCGGGGCGTCCCAACCGACAGTAATTGGCTTACCCCTGTTTGAAGAATACCCACAAGCAAACGTCATGAAGCCATCAGCACCGTGACTATTCTCGTCGTGCCGTGGCCTATCCCTGAAAACCTCTCGAATATCATCATATTCTTTTCGATAATGACGAAGTCGCTTAATTCCTATATCGCATCCGACTTGATCAAAATCACAAGATGAAAGTATTGCACGAGCGGATTCTATTGCTTCGATCTTGCTTGCAGGTCGCGGCACAATAACAGGAGAAAGCCCGTACTTTTCAGCCTCTCCAAGACGACCATTCTCTAAAAATAAATCTTCTCTTTTACCGTCATGAGGCCAAAAATGGTTTCCAAATCGTGCATCAATATCACGCCGCCAATCCTCTAACCAACGCGCATAATGGCTAATATGTTCACCGCTATTCTCATAATAACTAATAAACCGATTTCTCCCACCAACTTCTTGATGTAGCCAAATCGTGTTCATATCATTCCTGCCTAAATCCCAAAAAGTATTGACTGGATACTTGGGATCATATTGAAATCGTCCGATGTTTCCGTGCTTGTCAGAGTGCGCAAGCTGCGAAGCAAAGTAAGCGCCTTCGATTGCCTGTTCAAATGCCTCTTCTGGTGTTGAGGGGTTTTCGCGCTTCATATCACCACCAAGCTTATATTCCTCGCGTATCCACCAAGCTTTTTGTTCCGAGCATAAATTAACATCATGTTCATATTTAAGTTTATCAAAATACGATTTATTTTCTTTTGTTACAGTCGCTGTATTTTCAGGCTTTTTGTAGCCCTTGTCTTCATGCCAAGGGAAAAAGTGGAATTTAAATTCACCAGCACCGCGCATCGCGTCCATGCAGTACTGATAAAAATATCCTTCCTGACCTTCAGCGGTGCTTTCAAGAGTCTTTTTGTTGTTACCAACGGCAGGGAAAGAACCTGTAACAATTTCTCGCGCTTTTTTGGGATATTGAGAGCAAATCTTTCCAAATTCAGATACATGAAGACGTTGTAACGTTCCTGATCGCGCTGAAGTAGCCACTCGAATTGACGAACCATGATCAAACCTCAAAAGACCGGCCCTGTCGTTTGTTGCTGGCTTTAATTTTTTTATTACTTCAGGCAAATTGTCATATGGATATTTAACCTTGCTATTAAATATTTCGCCCGCATCTTTCAATGTATGAGCAATAATAGCAACACTCCAATCATTCCAGAATATCGCTTCATCTAAACCGAGAATAGAGATCAATGTTGTAATGCCGAGTTGCCTCGCTTTTAGAATGATATCGCTATCAGTGCTTTCATTGATAAATTTCTGTTGAGATTGGTTTGGGTAAAACTTTACTTTTTTCCCATCTTTATCAGTTATCCAATAAAGATTTCTTAGCCTCCAGTTTTTATCTGCTAAGTTGCTGCCAATGTCATCTAATGACATTATGTTTTGTTTAACCCAATTTGAGAAAGAAGATCAGCAAGCGGGTCACTGACATCATGCTTTGCGTTTAAGTCCGTTGTCTGTGTCGGAGTGCCGTGAGCGCGGTCCTCAACCTCTTTAAACATGCGCAAAACGTCGCCACTCATTAGAAGATCAATAATCTCATCGCGCGAAATTTCGCCTTCAATCTTTTCCTGCAGGCAGGAAATCGCTTTTAACTTTAATTTAGCCGCGATTGCCGCTGCTTTATTGTGCGCTATTTGTTCGGATCTACTTCTTCCTGAAGGGTTTCCAGATTGCCCCTTTTTAAATCGAGTGCTTGATGATGGGTTTGGGTTTCCGCGCATATATTTATTCAGCGTTTACGCTGCTCCTGATTTCAGGGACTATCGAGTTGTTTCTATTTTCGGGGTTGATTGGCAGACCGTTAGCCGATCACGTGTGGACCGTGACGCACTAGACCCCCAAAGGCTTTCGCCGTTGAGACTTATATCCCGCGACGATCCTAGCGCGGTTGTATTAATCACCGGTCAGCGATGATCAATTCGCTCAGCCTGTTGATTCAGGTCGCTATGCTATGCAGTGAGCCGGTGTATGATTGTGAAGTGTTGTTAGGCAACAATGCCTAATAAGCTGCTGAGATTGCCCAAACTTTGGTCGGCGCGGGCAATCTCAGCATAACAGAAACCGACTTAAAAATGCAGTAGCACTGCGCTGTAAATCGATTGCGCAGTTACATATTGTCGGCTTACCCATCGTCGGCTCTGAATGTCAGCTCTAGGCGCGTTATAGGCTTTGCCTACCATATGAGGCCAGCAAAGGCAAGGCTATGACGCCTCTTGATGCTGCTCCATAATCTCATCGGCTCTCAACTGCACTTCGGCTTCGCTGGCGTTACCTTCTTTCATGAGCTTACCTTGGCTTGTCTGCCCCTTGATCAAGTCGTTGAACCAAAAAACCGTCCCGTCTGCTCTCACATCTGAAACTTGAACAAAATGCCCCGCAAGAATCCCATCCTGCATTTTCACGGTGTCGCCGACGCACAACGAAGCCAGTTCGGCCCTCGCCTGCTTCAATGCTTCGCTTCTACCTGGCAAGCCTTGAAGCAGGCGGATCACCTCTGAAGGAAATTGTATAGGTGAGCATCCCACACTCATTACGCCCGTTATCAGCTTTCTCTCTCGCATGATGTGCCAGTGCGGAGAAAACTTAAACTTAGCGTAGATAATCCCTGAAATTTGCGGAAAATCGCGTTCGATCTTATTTCCCCGAACAAACCACCGTGCGGTTCGCTTAGGGTAGAACGCGAAACACCCTTTCGCCTTTAGCGCCTTGGTCGTTGTTTCTTCCCTGTTTCGAGGCACAAAAATAGCGTACCACTTGGGCAACGCCATCTCAGCCCCCACGATCCCTGCGCCGCGCTCCAATGAAAATATTTGACCGATTTGATAATTCATTTTTGATATCCTCCTGCCTTCATCGCCTCATTCACCGCCGCCGCTGCCCATCCCTCTTGCAGCAGGATCAAACGGATATTTTTATCACTGAAACCGTTTTCGATAAGCGTCTTGCGGCGATCT